GGCATGCCTTCTGGTTGGACTAATCAATGTGAAGATTTAACTACACCAATTGAAGGTGAAGTATCTACATTAAAAACTAAACCAGAAGTAATACACGCTGAATCAAATGCTATTTCTAAAGTGGCTAGGTCTACAAATTCTACTGAAGGTTCATATATGTTTGTAACTCATGCACCTTGTTTAGACTGTGCAAAATTAATACACCAATCTGGCATCAGTAGAGTTTACTATAAAAATGTTTATAGAAACGAAGATGGTCTAAAATTTTTAGAAAAGTGTGGTGTTAAAATAATGAATATAGAATGAAAGAAAAATATGTTGTGCTTACCTGATGATATGATTGGTAAACCAGTAGGTTTCACCTGTTCAACATTCGATTTACTTCATGCCGGTCATATACTCATGCTCGCTGAATGTAAACAGATATGCGATTACCTTATCGTTGGTTTACAAACTGATCCAACAATCGACAGACCAACGGTAAAAAATAAACCAATACAATCTGTAGTTGAGAGATATGTTCAATTATCGGCTGTAAAATTTGTAGATGAGATTGTAGTCTATGAAACTGAAAAAGATTTAGAAGATTTATTAATGTTTTTACCTATCACGATTCGAATTTGTGGTGTAGAATATAAAGATAAACCTTTGACTGGTTTAGATATTTGTAATAGTAGAGGAATAAAAACATACTTTAATTCCAGAAGTCATAGATTCAGTTCAACAGAATTGCGTAAAAGAGTTTATGAAAAGGAAAAAACATGACAAAAGTTTTCACAGATGTGGCAACATTTATGGCAGCTGCCGGGCAAACTATAAATCAAAATAATCAAGAACAGGCAGACTTGTATCTTAAATTGATACATGAAGAGTTTTTAGAGATGATTACTGCCGTAACAAATGACGATGATGTATTGACAATCGATGGATGTTTTGATACAATATGGGTTATCGTTGGGTATATGATATCAAGAGGTTGGAGTTGCGAAAGAATATGGGATGAAGGTGCTCTAAGCAATCTCAGAAAAATTGATAGAGAAACACAGAAAGTTTTGAAGCGTGAAGATGGTAAAGTTTTAAAACCAGAAGGATGGCAACCTCCTGATTTTAGTAAATTTGTTAAAAAATGAAAGGCATCAATATGATTAACGAAGTAATTAAAAAACTTGTAGAAACAAATAAAAATATTCCTAAAGCATACAAGTATGATTTGGTCTATCGTGATTATGATGACATGGTAGAACTAATTGGTCTTGTTGATGACCCAACTTATGATATGAAAGATTTTGAAGGTAGAGAGATGTTGTTCCCTAAACGTTGGTTAACCCTTGAAGTATATGATTCAAAAATGGAGGTTTTGGTATAATGGCTGTTAAATTAATTACATTTAAAACTAATCAAACACTTATCGGCTCAGTAACCGAAAATGATGTTCTTGGAACTGTCACGGTTCGTGAACCTGTACAAGTAGTTGTCGTACCTCCACGTTCTCAAACTGACCAAGGAGGTATTGCTTTTTCTCCTTATCTAGAATATAGTAATGAATTTAAAGTTGGAATTAGTTTCAATAAATCAGATATTTTGTGTATCAATACTCCAGTGGTTGAATTAGAAAATCAATACAATCAAATCTTCGGTTCAGGAATTCAAATCGCATCAAAACTTGTTTAAATGAAAAAATATTACACCAACGTTTCGACATACGGAAATAATATTCTATTTCGAGGTGTAAAAGATGGTCGGAGAGTTAAGATGAAAATCCAATACTCTCCGACTTTGTTTTTACAGTCGAACAAAAAAACAGAATGGAAAAATTTATTCGGTGAAAACCTTGAATCGAAAAGATTCGAAACCATACGTGATGCTCGTGATTTTATAAAACGATATGATGAGATTGAGAATTTTAAAATCTATGGTAATTCTAGTTTTGAATATGCCTTCATTGCTGAAACGCAACCAGGAATGATTGACTGGAATATCAATGACTTAAAAGTTTCTATCATTGATATTGAGGTTGGATCAGAAAATGGTTTTCCTGATCCTTATAAAGCAACAGAACCAATTACAGCCATCGCTATTCGTGACTTGAACGGTGATATGATTGTTTATGGTTGTGGTGATTATGATAAAGAAAAAGATGAAACAAACAAAGATAAAAATGTTAAGTATGTGAAGTGTCGTGATGAGTATACTCTTTGTAAAACTTTTCTTGATGATTGGGAGAAGGACTATCCTGATGTAATTTCTGGTTGGAATATTAAGTTCTTTGATATTCCTTATTTGGTCAATCGATTCAATCGTATTCTTGGTGAAGAAGTTACTAAGAAACTTTCACCTTGGAACAATGTATATGGCCGAGAAAAAATCATACGTGGTAAGAATATGACCTCTTATGATTTAACTGGTGTAGCTACATTAGATTACATTGAATTGTACAAATGGTATGCGCCTGGTGGTAAATCACAAGAATCGTATCGATTGGATAATATTGCTCACGTAGAACTAGGTAAGAAAAAGATTGATTACTCAGAGTATGATAATCTACACCAACTCTATCGGTTAAACTATCAGAAGTTTATTGAGTATAACATTGTTGACGTTGAATTGGTTATTGAACTAGAGAGCAAATTAAAACTCATCGAACTTGGTTTGACTTTGGCATACGATACGAAAACAAACTACGAAGATATTTTCGCACAAACTAGGATGTGGGATTCTATCATCTATTCATATCTGTTTGAGAAGAATATTATCGTACCACCTAAGATCATAAAGAACAAGACAGAAGCTTTTGAAGGTGCTTATGTCAAAGAGCCTCAAGTTGGTATGCATAACTATGTGGCAAGTTTTGACTTGAACAGTCTGTACCCACATTTGATGATGCAGTATAATATTTCGCCAGAAACATTAATTGAACATGGTGATTATACAGATGATATGCGTGAAGTTTTAGGTCAAGTTGTTAATGTTGATCGAATGATTGATAGAAAGATAGACACTTCAAAATTAAAAGATGTAACGATTACACCAAACGGACAATTCTTTAGAACTGATATTCAAGGTTTCCTTCCAAAGATGTTGGAAGAAATGTATGAAGATCGAAAGAAGTTTAAGAAATTAATGTTGAAGTCTAAACAAGATTATGAAAATGAAACCGATGAGTCTAAAAAATATGAAATTAAAAATCTTATTGCTAGATATGATAATCTACAATTAGCCAAAAAAGTATCACTTAATAGTGCTTATGGTGCTTTGGGTTCTCAATACTTTAGATTTTATGATTTACGTATGGCCTTGGGTGTCACCACCGCAGGTCAACTAAGTATTCGTTGGATTGAAAAAGCTTTAAATGAATACTTAAATAAATTATTAAAATCTAAAAATGAAGATTATGTTATCGCCTCTGATACAGACTCGATTTATCTCCGCCTTGGTGAGCTTGTTGATTCGGTCTTTAAAGACAAATCGAATTCTAATGCAATCATCGCCTTCATGGATAAGGTCTGTGAACAGAAAATTCAACCTTTTATCGATAAGAGTTATCAAGAGCTTGCTTCGTATGTCAATGCGTACTCACAAAAAATGCAAATGAAACGTGAAGGCCTTTCTGATAAAGGTATCTGGACTGCAAAGAAAAGATATATTCTAAATGTATATAACAATGAAGGTGTTCAATACAAAGAACCCCAAATCAAAGTTATGGGTTTAGAAATGGTCAAGTCATCTACTCCCGCTGCTATACGGGAAAAAATGAAAGAAGTGATTCAGTTGATGATGAAGGGTAGTGAAAGTGATGTTCAGGAATTTATTTTGAACTTCAGAGAAGAATTCAAAAAATTACCTCCTGAAGATATATCTTTCCCTAGAGGATTAAATGGATTGACAGATTATGCTGATTCTGTTATGATGTATAAGAAAGGCACACCTATACATGTACGTGGTGCAATTCTTTACAATCACTATTTGAGAAAGTATGATTTGCTTAAAAAATATCCTTTGATTCAAGAAGGTGAGAAATTAAAATTTACTTACTTGAAAGTACCCAATCACTTCAAAGAAGATGTTATCTCATATCCTGGCAGACTGCCTAAAGAGTTTAACTTGGGTGATTATATTGATTATGAAACACAATTCAATAAGGCCTTTGTCGAACCAGTTAAAGTTATACTTGACTGTATGGGATGGCAAGTTGAGAAACAAAACTCTATAGAAAGTTTTTTTGGATAGACTATGTTACAAGTGATATTTCCTTTTGTTACTGCGGTGGCTTTATCAGCCATCGCAGCTTATTATTCCGTCATAGGTTTAGCGCAAATATTTCCTGGTTCGTTTTGGCCTATCATTATTATGGGATCAATTTTGGAGATGGCAAAACTTGTAACGGTTTCTTGGTTACATAACAACTGGAATGATACTGTAAGATTTATGAAATATTATTTCTTGATGTCCATAATTCTTTTGATGATAATTACATCAATGGGTATTTTTGGTTACCTTTCAAAGGCACATTTGGAAACAAATATAATTGTAGGTGCTAACAGTGTTCAGATAAAAACATTAGAACAACAAGAGAAGATAGTAAAAGAAAGATTAGAATATCTATTAAAAAGAGCAGGTGATCCGGCAACAGCCTCTAGAAAAATAGACAAGCAGATACAGGAGAGTCAACAAGAATTAAAAGAAATCAACGATAAAAAATTACCTTTGTTGACAGAAGAAAACAAACTATCGGCAGAAATAGGTCCAATCAAATATATCGCCGAAGCTTTATATACAAAAGATGATCCAAACTTTATAGATAAAGCTGTACGTTTCGTAATATTGATTATCATAGTTGTTTTTGATCCACTGGCAGTTCTACTTTTGATTGCTTCGAATCAATCATACAGAAAATACAAAGTGAAAAATGTGCCAGAGGAAAACAAAAAAATACCTAAGAAGAAAAAGGTTGACAACTCTACAGCACCTAGTGTAGAATTGTTTGCGAAAGAAGATTCAGAATTAATACCAAAATCAAAGATTGCTAATATTGGAGAAATACAATGAGTTTATTGGAAAAATTAAAAAAAGGTTCGACGATCAAGGAAACATCAATACTTGCTAAGTCTGAATTCTTTACAGAAAAAGATATGATTCAAACTGATGTACCTATGGTGAATGTTGCACTGTCAGGTTCATTAGATGGTGGTTTGACACCAGGTTTAACTATGTTTGCTGGACCATCAAAACACTTTAAAACAGCATTTGCTCTTCTAATGGCTTCTGCTTACTTGAGAAAGTATAGTGATGCT